CCACAAGCTCATTGTGTCACATCCCTTAACTGAAAGAACTCCACCATGGGTAACAGCGACGAAGATTTTAAGAAGGGTAAGCATACCGTTCACCGTGATCGCCAACACACCAGTATAAATCATACTGATGTTAGCTATTACTGGACCGGTAATCAAAATAAATTGCCTACCACTTCGAAACCGATTACTTACTCGTCGGGTTCTTCTTCGCGTTGTATTGACGTTAACCATCCTCAGTGGAAGAGATGGAGAAAGATTGTTGATGATCAACCTTCTGGATCCATTCTCAAAACCATTGACGTTGGTTCCTCCTTTGCTAAGGAGAGCGTCACGTTGACGATGCCTATGAGAAAATCAGTTGTGCAGAAGCCTTTCTTTCCCTCCACTACGTGGAGAGGTCATGAAGGCATTCTGTTTCCATCTGTTTCTTATGGCAGTGCGATGAAATCAGTCGCAGGGGGCCAGTTTCCCGGCATCCCGTCAACTCTGGGTATCGACATGCACGAACTGTGGGGCCTTGGCTCCACGGCTGTTGCACGTTCACTCCCAGATGTACCCGAGTTTTCCCTTTTTCGTTTTATCGGCGAACTCAAAGCGGGTCTACCAAAGATCCCTTTGAGAGAGCTTACGAAAGAGAAAAAGCTCCGCAATGCTGGAGGCGAGTACCTGAACGTTCAGTTCGGTATTATGCCTCTAGTATCGGATCTTCAGAACTTCATTGAGGCTCTGAATAATCCGCACTTTCGCTCCGCTGTCAAGCATCAGCTTGACAAGGAGTTTCGTGTGCGCAAATTGATCGATAAAGGTTTTGATTCTACCGAGACGGTTATGCCGTCTTCTCAGAATACGCCTTTTGTCGGTCTAGATGGAAACCAGAAGGGTACCGTTCGCGTCATGCGTAAGTACCGTATCTGGTCGAGCTGTTCCTTTGCCTATCACCAGGTTACCATGCTTGATCAGCTTTTAGCTGATCTTGACGATAATCTGGGTGGACTGGGGGCTTTGCCCACAGCGATAGACCTCTGGAACCTCACTCCATGGAGTTGGCTTGTCGATTGGTTCACTAACATTAATCATGTTATAACCAACCTATCCTATTTGGGAAGAGACGGGCTGTACTTGCGTCGCGGATACCTGATGGGCTCGTTTAGTGAGAGGGAAACCTCTATCTTAACGGGCTCAGTATTCGGGACACCATTCACAACTGTTGGCGAACGAATTTTCGATCGCAAATATCGTGTGAAAGCAAGTCCTTTTGGTTTTGGACTTACTTGGAAGGATTTCGATCCCTTCCAACTGTCCATCCTAGGAGCGTTAGGTCTTAACCGTCTGCGCTTCTAAAGTCGCACTCCCTACAGGGTTGTGCGCCGCCTCTAATTTCCCTTAGGCAAGGAATAACCAAGACACATGGTTACGGTGTGTTCTTATCAGAAAGAGTTTCATGTTTACAGATCCTCAGTCAGTCACCATTTCTGGTGCAGCCAAGTCCCTCCCGCGCGTTAGCTCGGGAGATTTCACGGGTCAGTTTAGGTCTCCCTCTGGAGACTTTACGCTTTCCGTGAAGCATACCACCGGCAAGCGGGATCGTTCCGTCGTTCGTCTGGATACGCGCAAAATTGGCGCGAATCCTCTCGATCCGACTAAGAACCTTCCTTACTCTGCTGGTGTGTATGTTGTCTTGGATGCGCCTGCCCAGAACGCTGGATTCACGAGTGTGGAACTCGAGGATCTCGTTAAGGGTCTCAGCGCATACCTCTCTGCGGCAAACATTACCAAATTCGTCGGTAAAGAGTCGTAGAGAATGAGGGATCCCGCCGCTTACGTGGCAGGGTTTATCGTCGCATTTTTTGTTCTTGTACTTATCTCCATACCAATTATATTGACATGGGGATTATCGTACACGAGCCATTAGTGCATCACGAATCTGTAAACTAGAGGACTCGCCTAGCTATCAACTGTTCTACGAAAGTAGGAGATGAAAAGCCTGACGAAACTCTGGTCTGTATTGGCGCTTGATTGCGCCGAACAGTGTGACACGAGCTGCGACCGAGACATCATTACGATGCTCGGCCGTGTCAAACACGAAGGAGATTCGTTTTTAACGATCTCCCTTCCTTCCTTCGGTTCAGACTTCGAGAGAAGTCTTGAACTTGGGATGATTGGTCCTGACCTTTTCCGAAGTTTTAAGAAAAGGTCTGGTCTCCCCGTATTTCTACGAGGTTTCCTTGACCAGGTGTTTGATGTTCGTACTGCTATGCTCCGCGAGCATCCCAGTCATTCCGCTATACGTGCTATCCGCCAGCTCACTCTCATCTTTAAAAAGATTGAGCGTGAAACTACGGATTCTCGTAAGCGCAGTGCTGAGAATGCTTACGTAAGTTGTGAGGAAGATCTGGAAGTTATTGATGAGTCTCTTACCGACGTACAACGTCGTGACTTTTCAACTAGCTTCGCTTGGCTTTACAGCGACGTTCTTAATGACCTTACAAAGGCCATCGAGCGTTCTGATATCAAGCCTAAGCACGGTCCCGGTTCTACCCAAGATAAACTTCTTGGGAACCGAAAGTGGGATTTCCCTTTGTGGACATCCCGCCTTGAGTTTTTGTTTCCTTATGCTCGCTTTTGCTCGCATACTTGGATGAAAAACACGGACTACAGTTTCTCCCTCCTCCCTTCGGAACTTGAACCGCCTGTAAAGGTCGTTTTTGTTCCTAAGACTCAGAAAACTCCTAGAGTGATTGCCATGGAACCCACGCACATGCAATATGTGCAGCAGGCTCTTATGACATCGCTCATTCCGTTGCTAGAGAGAAGCCGTATTGGCCTCTCTCAAGGCTTTACCGACCAACTTCCCAACCGCGTGAAAGCGCGAGAGGGTTCTGTTAGTGGTAAGTTCGCAACGATTGATCTTTCTGAGGCGAGTGACCGTGTGCTAGCTAGTCTTGTAAATGACGCGCTAGCACCTTGGCCAACCGTTCAAGAAGCGGTTATGTCCAGTAGGTCACTTCGCAGCGAGCTTCCTTCAGGTCGAATTTTGACATTGAGGAAGTTCGCTTCAATGGGGTCTGCCCTTTGCTTCCCAGTTGAGGTGATGGCCTTTTCGGCTATCATCTTCGCTGCTTTGCGTAAGGCTGGCGGACATCCGCCTGAGAAGGTGCTTAGCGCTTTTTCTAGTGGAGAGGTACGCGTTTACGGGGACGATATCATTGTTCCCGTAGATAGTGTCCTCGATGTTGAGAGGCTCCTTGAAACCTATGGTCTCAGGGTTAACAGGTCCAAGTCTTTCCATATTGGAAAGTTCCGAGAGTCCTGTGGTGGCGACTATTACGATGGCACGGATGTTACACCCGTGCGCGTAAGGCGCGACCTCCCTCAAAATCGAACGCATGTTCAGGAGCTTGTATCCGCTTCATCTACAGCTAACCAGCTGTCTGACGGCGGATATAATAGAGCCTCTGAGTACCTTCACGAATCGGTCGAAGAAATTCTCGGCCTTTATCCTGATGTACCTAGAGGGAGTGACCTTCTGGGTCGCTGGTCTTACGACCCGCGCCCGTCTGGTTTCTCTAGTGCGCTGCATTGCCCTCTTTATAAAGGCTATGCTCCATACTCTAAAGCCCCTAAGTCTTTCCTTACTGGCTATCGAGCGCTGTTTAAAGCGCTCAGCGGCAAGTGGGATGATCCCATGCATAGGGAACATTTGACACATGCGGGTAGGCCGATCACCTATACACTAAAACGATCTGTG